TTTTGGGGGGGGCTTTTTTCTATTTGTTGCTAGCTTTGGCTGCGACAGTTACAATACCTGCCGATTGTAGACCAAGTGCGATACCGCTATAGATATCGAGACCTTGAAAGCCGAGATACCCAGCAGCTGCGCCGGTGGCAACTGCGAGGATGAGCTTACCAAGCCCACCCCATTCTTTCTTATTCAACATGTCAAATGCCTTAACAACTGCAGGGATAATAAATAGGTTCAATGCTTCCATGATTAGTCCTTCTTAAAAATACCTTTAAAGGCCTCTAGGAGGCTCTGTAAGAGGTTTCTAATATCTTTTAGTATAGTTGTACTATCTTCGTCTTTGAGGGCATCCTGAGGCTTCTCAGTGGGCTCTGAAGGCGTTTCTGTCTCAACCTCTGGCTCGGGTGTAGGTTCAGGGGCTGCAGCGCGATCTTCTACGTGTTGGATCTCGGGAGCCGGTGTCTCTTTGATACGCTGCAACTCTTTATACTCATCACTTTGCCGTAGGTCATCTGCCACCATCTGCCAGTTCCAGCCATTGCGGATTTGGTTACGGTAGTGTTCAATGCCACCTTCATCTGCATCACGCTCGAGAATTTCTTTATAGAGGCGCTTAATCTCATTAGTCTCACTATCAAAGGCTGCTTGCAGTTCGCGAGCTTTAGCCTTAGCCTCCTCTACGCGTCGGGCTTGTACTTGCTGCCCTTCGGCTGAGGCGAGAAGGTCTTGCTTAATTTGCTCCCAATTCCACCCGTTATCGATCTGTTTGAGGTAGTGGGTAATAGCGTCCTCATCAACGTTGCGGTCGAGGATTTGGCGATACAAACCATTGAGGAAGTTAATCTCATCACTACGATCACGGGCTGCTACGATATTCTCAACGTAAGTACGGACACGATAGATGTTATACCCGCCTACACGCCAGCCTGCATTTAATGGGTCAACGTCAGCGGCGTATACGATACCTGCGCCAAAGTTAGCAGTACGCTGGCCGCTAGCACTTACGTTCTCCTCGAACACAGTACCGTCGCCCATATAGATGCCGATATGACCGTAGCCACCACCATCATAGGGCCATACAAGGATATCGCCTCGCTTAAGGTCGCCTACTTGATCGGCTAGACCTTCTGCTACCAAAGCGTTGCCGAAGTCCTTGGCGTGGCCACGTGCCCTAAATGGCTCTGGCACCTTTTCGCACATCTCAGCGAGAAACCACTTAATGAGGCTCACGCATTGCCCGGTTAAATAGCCTTGGCTATTGTCTGATTCTCCAGCTGGGAAGAAGATCCCAATACGCTGACTTGCCCAATCTTGAGCATTAGCTGCTAGTGCCATTCGTTCTCCTAAATGTTAATGCAACTAGAGTCGCCAGCTATCTTGTACATACGCCGGTAAGCGGAGTTATCTTCTCCGTCGTACTTCCAGGCTACCCAAGATGTTTGATTACCCGAGTTGTCTTTTATATTCACACAGTTAAGTATAGGGCTCTTACCGTCCGCGCCGTTTTGGCCGTTTACTCCATTAGCACCATTCGCGCCATCAACTCCAGCTGCGCCGGTATCGCCCTTACACTTACCACTTGCACAGTATTTAGCAACAGCCAGTGCGACTTGATCATCACTTGCGCTTTTGCCGTCTGTGCCTTTACATTTACTACTATCACAATAACTAGCCACTGCCGTCATTACTTGGGCGCTAGTAGGGGATTCGGAGCATTTATTGGTTGAGCAGTAAGCTTTAACCGCTACTTGTATCTCACTATTTGAGGGGGTTCTCCCGTCCCTACCATTAGACCCTAACACCTGGCCGACATTGCGGGACTCGCCGCTTGAGTAGTAGACGACGAGATCACCGTTTTTGTCAACCTGGGCGTTAGTAATGCTAGTCACTGGTTTTTCTACCTTCGTACCGCCCGAGATAGTTACCGATTGGCCCGGCTGGAGAGTCAAACTCTTAAAGAGAGTATAGCCACTAAAGACTAAACTAAGCACCATCATTAAAGACAATACCTTTAACAGTTTATCTCGTTGGAGCCAGCTTATTGTCGACTTAATAGTGGTCATCTCAGCAACCCTCCACTGCCGCGGCTGAGTAGGGCGATGAGTATCGGTATAAACGACGTAATCACTGCACCTACTACTAGGCGGAATAGCCATCGGTTTCTATCTCTTGCTTCAGCTGCGTCATCCTCTAGGTCTTTTACTCGGGCCTCAATATCTTTTTTGTATAGGTCGAGCGCATAGACCGGGACATATGTCGCAGCTTTGCGGGTTTCGTGGAGGTCTATAGCCTGCTGAATGGCTTCTTTAACCTCCCACCGGTTCATTGTTTCATTTTCTGCCACAATTCTACCATCCAGATTTTTGCTTATGTTTTTGTTTAGAGGACTTGACGACTCGGTTCAACTGTATTTCGCGCTGGGCTGCAGCCTTTCGTTGTTCGCTCGTCAACTCAAAGCCGTCGTAAACCCCCCTCACCTTGCTATTATACTCGTTGATAATAGACTGGGCTCTGTTGCGGTTGCCTTCCTGGAGTGCTTGCTTAGCTTCGTTGAAGGCGTCTTGTCGCTTGGGGATCTTGTTTGTGCGCTGGAAGTATTCAGTGGCCTGTTCGCGGGCCTTGGATGAGCCTAAGCTCTCAATCTTTTGTTGCTGAGACTCTTTAACCGCGCTAAAGCTACCCTCCTTGAGCCATTTCTGGCCATTCTCAGTAGTGTACTTACCAAGGATCGCCGCCTTAAGGGCGTTGCCTTGGTCTTGATTTTGGACAAAGCGATTATTGCCCTTGTCGTTTTTCACGACGCCTTCCTCTACTGATTTGATGCCTTCAGCTGTGCGCTTAGCTTGTGTCCCCGCCGGAACTATAAGCTGCCAGTTCTTGTCCCAAAACTCTTTAACGCCCTCACCTTTATCTTTCTTAGCTAATGCACCGAGAAGTCCTGGGTTTTTTGCGCCATCTCCGAATAGGAGAGTCATTGCAGGCGAGCGGCGGAATTTGTTCTTTTGGTCTCGCTCGTAGCCTTTCTCGTCCTTGCCTTCGATATTTGTCCAGGCCTGGATTTGGTCGTAGAATGGGATATGGTCGGTTTCCTTCATTCCGATGAATTGGCCAAGGGTCGCTTGCACGCCCCATGCGGTAGCGCCCATTGCGACGAGCTTGCCCATATCGTTAGCCGCTAGTCGGTAGTTGCCGTTCTTTACATCCTTAATGGGTTTGAGACCCATACGAATAAGGAAACCAGCCTGCTTGCCATCAAAGGTTGCTAGCTGAGTAAGGGTGCGCATACCAGGCCCGTTAAAGGCTGCGGGTGCATCTACCTTACTAGTAATGAACTGAGTATCAACTGTCGCTTTAGTGCCGTACTCCATCGCCTTCTTTTGCACGAAGTCTTGGGCTGCTTGGCCGGTTAAGCCAGCTTCATTGGCCCATCGCTCCCACTTAGCGCCGTTAAGCTTGAGGCCTTTAGCTTTAGCGCCGGCATAGGCTTGGGCGCGCATGATGTTGTCCATTGTAGACACCATGATCATGAGCCCGTCAGATACCTTGTCAAACGCTTTGCCGGCTTTGCTTTGGGTTAGTCCCTTAAGGTCTTTAAGGCCAGTGCCTTCATCAAGGACGCCGGAGAGTTTAAGCTCTTTGCGGCCTTCCTTACTTGCGAGCATTCGTGCACCGTTCACCATACCGACACCTGCCCATTTAGGGTTGAGATTACCGACCGTAGCAATCTCCTGGGTCATCTGGCGCAATGCAGTAAGTGGAGACAGACCAAGCGTAGCCATTGCGTTAACCGCTCGGATAGCACCAGTTGATTTCTTAAACGCGTTATGGCCAAACTGAGAGTCGAAAGCTTTCTCGATATTGCTTTGGTTCTTGCCCTTAATTTGGTTAATGTAGTTATCAAGGAATCCGGCGTAGGCCTCAAAGTTCTTATGCTCTGCTGATGCTAACTTGAGTTGGGTGCTTACGCTCTCGATCTTGCGGAGTGGCGGCTCGATATACTTGGCGCGGTTGATACCGTCAAAGTAAGTGCCAAGCACCTTCCAGACGTCGCGGCTGTACTCCTCATCGCCCTTTTTACGTGACTTGAGTGAACCGATACCGAGATCACCTTTAGCTGTTTGAGACTCGTCAAAGAGGTTAGCTAATCCTTTGGGGTCATTCTCTCGCATATGCGGGAAGTAAAACTCTTTAACCGTACCAAAGCCGTTCTCTTTGAGCCAAGGCTTCACCTCATCTAGCATTTGGCGAACCTCTTTAGCGGCCGTCTCATGTCCGGGGATATTGAAGTCTTTGCGCTTACCCTCCCAGTAGTCGATAAGGTTATCTAATACCTCGCGGTTATGAGCATCTTTACCGAGCATCTTCTGTACATCGCCGAGGCGTTTTGCTACCTCTTCATTGGCTACAGCTGCCTTGCCCGTACCGTTCACTACTTCACTAAATAGCCCGGCATGTTCGGTGTTGAGGCCACCTTTGTCAAACATTACACTGGGTGAAGTCATACGAGCTAGAGCCATCTGTGTGTCTGAGATTCTACTAATACTCTCTTTGGCATGTTCAAAGTCCTTGACATCCAACTGGTTGGCTAGTTCCTTCTCAAGAGTCTCGCCGTTACGCTCAAGGGCAATCTTCAGCTCTTCTGGGCTCCGGGCCTTTGACACCTCTTGTAATGCATAGGTAGTCTTGCCGTCATATTTCTTAGCCTCTGCAAGATTTTGCTCGGCTAGTTGACGGTGCTCAGCCAGTTTGGCTTCATCGACTTGGCGGAATGTCTTTGGATCGCTATGGATTAGCTCATTGGTGTCTGCCACGATCTCTTGAGCCCGCTCATCAACTCGCTGCTTCATCGCGTTAAGTTCCTGCACTTGGGGAAGGTCGCGTGCGCGAGTCTCCTCCAGTTCTTGTAAGTCCTTAGTGTACTGCTCATCTAGACGTTGTCGCTCAATCTCCTGACGTGGGCCAGGCATATCGTTAACAGCTGCGAGTCGTTCCTTATAGGCTGCATCCATTTGGGCGTGTGCCTGATTATAGGTGTTATCGTTCATCAAGTTTTCAAGCTTAGTGTCGATCTCGCGCCCCATGTCGGCTGCTTGCACAGCTGCGTTGCGCACATCTTTCGGCATTTGCTCATCACCGAGGATCTGACCAATAGACTCTACACCTTCACGCTCACGGAATACGTGATCGGGTAGGCCATCCGTCTTGCCGTTATCGATATTGTCGAGGTATTCTTGAGCTGTCTTACTGTCGTTGGGTAAGCCGTTGTTCTCAAAGTCTTTACGGGCTTGAGCTAGTTTCTCGTCTACTTGCTTGCGAAATTCAGGATCAGCTTCATAAGCCATCTTCTCCTGCTCGGTAAGGCCCTTAGGTGTCTCACCTGGCTTGAGGTCTTGATTGAGCTTAGCAATCTCCTCGGGGCTTTTTGGCCCGTTTACCTCGTCGTTGATGTCGTCTAATGGGTTGCGTTCATGATTAAGAGATTCAGCTTCACGTTGAGCTTTCAGCTCTTCTGATTGCCTGCGGTATAGCTCAGCGTTAATCTCTTTGTTTTGAGGGTCTAGCGCACTAGCTTTATTCAGCTCTTCGTTGCTTAAGCCTGCGTATCGACTGTCAGGCTGCGTCGTAACACCCCCTGTACTACGTAACGCGCCATCTGTGGATGGCTCTGTGAGCTCATGAGAGGCGTTCTCAGCGGCTTTAGCGTCTGAGTTGATATCTAACCCATCTTCGCTAGTTTTAGCGCCTGTAGTGGCTTCTACTGCGTCGTCAGTGCTTCGCAACGCGCCCGAATCGGCCTCTGCATTGCGCAGATTAGCGTCCTCTACGCCTTTGCCGCGGAGTTTACCGATACCGTAGCCCAAGCCTTCGAGGCTACCCTGGAATATAGCACCAGTGGCAGCTTGTTCGCCAGCCTTTTGCCAGGCCTTATTAATGTCACCTGTCTTTCCGTATTCCTGGAGAAAGCCTTGAGCAGCGTTTGCGCCACCTTGAGCGGCTACCTCTTTGGCAATTTGGCCAGCTAATGCCTTGCCGGTCAACTCAGCGCCGTCTACAGCCAGGCGAGTAGGGTTGAGAAACCCAGTAGCAGTACTAGCCGCATCGAGGGCATCACCAGTAATGGTTGCCCAATCACGAGCGTCGCCCTTACCTTGGCCAATACGATCACCGGCTTCCTTGGCTTTAGTGGTGTCTTCGATATTCTTACCGGTAATATCCTTTTGGTCGCGTATCCATTTACGAGCACCCTCTGCGGAGTCCATAATCGCCTTACCGGCTTTTGCGTTGGTGTCTTGGTCGAAGGCGTTTACAAGCTGGTTAGAGGCAAGGGCTGCGGCTTCTCCAGTATCGACTACTGCGCTAGCAAGCTTGCCTGCGCCCTGCTGAATACCTGCGCCTACGCCTTTGGCTGTATCACCAAGCCATTTAAGGCCGTTACCCAGCCAATCGTTTTTCTTTTTTTCCTCTTCCTCTTTCTTTTTCTTTTCTTCTTCTTGGCGCTTCTGCTCCTGTTGTTGCTTCTGCTCTTCCTCATAGGTCAGCGAGCTATCAGGGTTCCAGCCATTATCGTAGCGGTTGCCCTCGTCATCGGCGCGAACTTGACTCCATCGGCCGCCGTATATTTGCTTCCATTCGTCTTCAGTCATTTATTTCTCCTCTCTTATCCGTAGTAATATGCTTTCCACGCGTCGCCACCGCGCTGATTCTGGGGCACATACTTCCAGAAGTCACTTGCGAATTGGCTTGTGTTGCCACCCGCACTCCGATAGGCGTCACGCGCTAACTGGAAGATTGCGGGGCTAATTGCTCGGCCGCTTTGGATAGCGCCTGCAATAATACCTTGGGCTGCTGCGTTGGGGTTGATAGCTCGGCTTCCGCCTCCGCCACCACCTCCGCCCCGCGCATAGCTTACGCGGCCACCACCGCCGCCTCCACCTGAGTAGCGAGCCGCACTAGCAGCCGCCGCCTGGGCGCGATTAAGGGCGTTTTGGCTAGCTGTAAATGCTTGAGTAGCCTCACGTTCACTACGCTGGAAGTTGCGATTCTTCTCATTCTCACCCGCAGTAAACTCTTGCCCTGCAATCATTTGATTCCAGTTGTTAAGGTCGGATTGTTGACGGTCTACACGTCCTAGGGCGTTTGTACGTAACTCTTTGTCTAGGTCGGCCAGTCGTCCTTGGAGTTGTAGGCCTTCATCATTTTGCTGAAAGTCAGCTTGCATCAAGGCGGGGAGTGTCTTCTCGGCTTCATAGCGGGCTTGCTCATGAGCTGGTATGCCACTAAATGCTAAACCTCTACCTGTTGCCTGGTTATTGATTGCATTATAGGCGTTACCGCGGGCTGCATAAATACCGGCACGTTGAGCGTCGTATTTTTGCCCTAGGTTGCCGATTTGTTGATTGATGACATTGCGCGACCCTTCGTAAGCGGGGTTTAAGTCACCGATCGACTCTTGGATTGTTTGAACTTTAGGCGCTGTTGCCATCGTCTATCTCCATTAACTAATATTATTCTGATACTCGTAAATGCGAAACATCAAGTATCCTGAATCTATCGCAGTAGGCTGCAGATAAGATGAGTTATCCACCTCTACTATCGGGGTTATTTTATCATGCGTGACTTCTAGGTAGCCAACAAAGTTAAGCCCGCCCCTCATGCCAGCGCCTCGTGCTTGCCATCTTGTGTTGATAGAGTGGCGAGTAAGGTAGTCATAAGCTTGGCGTGTACCTGGAATATCAAACGGCTGTCCGCGGATTTGCCACTTGGTGCGAGCTGGGGCTACACCCTGTACTCGTACCTGAGTCTCTATCACACGGGGCAAACAGAAGGCAAACTTGTCTGAGTGAAACACCCACGGATGCTCTGTTTTAACCGGTATAAGCTGTAGATCATACTGGAGAAATTCACCATTAACCGCCGCTTGCTCCATTGTCGCATTTAGCTTAATAGTGTTTGCGCCATGATCGTAGGTTGTGTAGAGAGAGATTGGGCCAGCTGATGAGTCTACTAAGCCTCGTACACCTCTAAAGACGTAAGTGCCACGAACTAAGTATTTACCGCTCATACCGCTTGGGACGTCTAATACCGAAACGTTACTACCCGGCGTCATATTCATTGTACCGGTTAATCGTTTAGCGATTATCTCGCACTTACCAGTTGACCGGAATAGAAAGTTTTTATCTCGGTGGTATATCCTATAATGCACTGTGCCCTTAAAGCGAGCGCCGCCAAACTGAGGGGCTTTAGCAAACCAAAGCTTCCCATTCTCGGCAAACACGTTGAATTGGTCGTAGGGTGAGCGCCCATATATCCAGGGCTGGTTCGGGTACTCTAGCCACGCACTGAAGTAGTCGCCGTCCTCTATATCGTCAAGCGCGGTAGTTGTTGGCAGGCTAACGTCAAGCTCTTTACTGCCCTCTTTAAAATCGGTCGGATACCAGAAATCGCTATGGAATATAAAGTTATCCGGGTTGATCATCGTACTGTAGTTTCCTCTACAACATCTTTACCAGGAATAGTGATTGCGATAATGTCATGATCCCCATTAACGGGGCGGCCGATTAGAAGTCGGCGCGTCCCCGCTGAGTCTTTACTTGTTTTAGTCCGTGACTCGTTCTGGAGTTGTTCAAAGTTCTTATTAATCGTATTGACTAATGTCGCATCATCCATTCCAGGTGTTAGCTGAATAAGGGACAACATTACAGCTTCTCCGTTACCTGGATATGTACCTCACCATCAAATGAGAGATTCCAGGGGAAGATATTACCGCCCGAGATAAAGATCTTACCATCGCGCTTCTCGCCATTTACTACTAGGTGGCCTGAGTAATGGCCGAAGTAGGTACAAGTAACGATGATGTTATCAATTGTACGTCCTACAGGTGGAGGAAAACTCCCAAGACCTGCGCGGCGACCGCTAGCCTCAATGAGCAAACCAACGTGCCCTGGGCCGTTATGGTCGTTCTGAGTACCGGTAACAGGAATAGTACGGCTATAGGTTTTAATACCGCCCATATCGGTTACTGTCCAGCCGTTGTCGTCAATGTATTGGCGGAGAGCTAACTTGTCTTTAGTGATTGAATTGTCGGCGATCTTCTCGCGAGTCACTGCCGAGTTTTTGAGGTTAGCGGCATCAATGTTACCGTTAAACTCATTGTAGATAGTACCAAAACGGTTGTTAAGGTCGTTTGCAACCGCTTCTGTACCGTCTTGTAATTGTGAATAACTAATTAATCCCATTTATAACCTCTTTGCTTTATAACTAAATTGTGCACCAACAAAGGCCACGCGGTTTTCTACACCATTGCGGAATACGCGCAGCTGCCAGTATCGTGCATAGCCTGAGTAGCTTTGCCGCTTTGGTTTAAACGATTTGCTACCACCGTAGAGTGTGCCATCGCCCCACTTGAATTGTCCCCACCGTGCACCATTAACAGAGAGTACTTGCTCTTTAATCTTTGGTGCATCGGCGAAGTCTTTATCCATCGCGAGACCTACCTTAAAGGTAGAGTCAACACCCTGGAATATTGGGTAAAAACGCTTAAGCCGCTTACGCTGCATTGGGCTACCCATGCTATCGTACTTGAACCGGTATTCAAAGTCGATTGGTGCACCCATGTCATGATAAACTTGAGTCTCGGCGTAGTAGCTCATCCCCACATAAGAGTTGAACACTGCGAGCTGTCCACGGTCATCTGCATCATCGTAGTAGATTGCGCGATCCCCGTAGATGCCCGTATCGTACTCAATGTCCTTTAATGGCTTGTTGTAGATAATACACGTATCATTAACTGTCGAACCACTAGAGGCCAGGTAAAAGCGTATCTCATCTTTATACTTGGTTGCGTCTATATCAGTAATGCGCGGACACCCATCAATTAATGGAGTAATTGCATCTGAGATACGAACGTCACTCGAACCGTTGAACATAAACAGTCCGGCGTCGCCTACAAAGTAGATCGCGTTCTCATCTTGTACGACTCCGCGCCGTGCAATAGCGCCCTTAAAGCCGGTGGACTGCCGCATATTGAATGATGCTTCGTCATACCCGCTGATGATATATTTACCATCTTGGGTAAAGACGACAAGATTGTCCTGGAACGAACAAAGCTTAACTACCGGTGAACCGTTAAATGGCCGCGGAATAGTGAAGAAACTTGTACTTCGCCATTCATTGTACCATTGTTCACTGGGTTTGGTTGGTATCTTACCCGTCGGATCCCACGCTGGGTTGCCGGGGGCTTCACTAAACCTAATCGTATTAGGCAGACCAGCTACAACACCCCACATACGGTCTTTATGGAACATCACCTCACGTAGTACAGGCAGTTCAGTGTCTACGACGCGCCCTACTCCAGTATCGATAATCTCTACATCGTCAATCCAGAAGTCTTCACCAGTTGAGACAAACTCAAGGCTATTGACATCTAGCTCGGGCCAGTAATAAAACTCGTGGTTATCCCAAGTAGTTGTCATCTGCTTCTGATATCCTGCAATTGGGCGGAGTTGAGTATTAACACTCACGAACACTTGAGACGTGCCAGCCGCACTAACGGATGAGAATTTAATCTTATATCGCTTACCTTTGGTGAGCTGAATATCACTCTTGGTGTAGCGTTGTCCACCACCGGTAATCTTGAGTGAAGCCGGCGCTGATTTATACACCGTCGTATCTCGCGTTACGCTACCTTGCCACCGTACGCTTGGTAGGCCAAAGTCGCCATTATCGATAATGTTAGTGCGGTCCTGAGGCGGCGTACCGTCCCAGTAGCGTAGCTCGTCGTGGCCATTAACCCAGAACATCTTACCGTCACCGTTTGCAAAGCTATATTCACTAGCTTCTGATGATAGGCCTGACATAATCTCGCGCCATTTACCGACTGCTTCGTCTGCGTAATAGAGCGTATTGTCATAGACTGCCACCGTACGGTTATTGCGGTTGTCTAGGTTAAAGCGATACGCACCCTTAAGTTTTTTCTCAGGCGCTGTGAATAGCCTATAACGTAGCATCTTACCAGTAATAGGTGTATTCACTGTCCAGGCTGCAGAAGTCCATCGAGCCTCGGGCGTACTGTTGACTAAGCCAATCTCGTAATACTTGAGCGCATCGTCTTGGGGTTTGAGTGCAATCCAGTATTTCTTACTTGTCTTAATCTTCGGCGGATTAATAAAACGACAGGATACCCAATTGCCTTCATCGCCAATGTCTCCATTGAGGAATGAGCTTACCGATAAACGGTTACCAGGTAACCCGGCTGCGTCCTCTAGTATTTCTACTAGTATTGGGCCGGTAGCACCGCCGGGGTTTTTAATGTCAATATCTAGGCGAGTAATACGTTGGTCTACGTTAGCAGTAAACGGTTGCAAAAGAAAAGCATTATCTCTATTAATCTTGAACCGTTGAGTAACAGTAGCTGCATTACCAAGTGCTTGGGACTCACCGAGCGGCTCCATATGTAAAGAATGGCCGCGCCTAGTTGACACGGCCACGCGGCGGGAATCCTTTTGTTGAGCTTGGAGGCGAAAGTTCTTACTAAAAGGACTCTTGCCCTCCTGGAGAAGGTCGACTGGCGTAACAAGGTCGATACCTCCTAGATTTAGCTGGGTAGCAATCTTAACTTGCTGCGCCATTCATCCTCCTATATTTGTAAATTACGCATCTTAACAGGGCCAAATGCATCGCGCATACCAAAGCGAGTAACCATCTCCTGCAATTGAGCTTGGTACTGGTTCTCTACCTGAGTAGATAAATCCATATCCTCGTTACGGTCATGTACGCGACGGAGTGCACCTAAGATAAGTAGCTCGGTAAACTCCTCGGGGATATCTGGCTTATCAGTATCTTGGGCCATCGTATTTGGCTTCTTGTAATAATACGTGTATAGTTTGTATTCTTTATCAGTCGGGGCGTCTAATAGAATATTGCCGGCGTATTCGGTCCAGTAGTAGGGTGCATGCGGTGCATTGTTCATTGCATCTGCAAATCGCATAAAGAAATCGCGGTATTCACACTTCATCTGAAAGAAGTTAGGCACACCGCTCATTGCATGCATCTCTACCCTACTAACATCATCGGGCAGCTTAATGATAGACGCACCAGCGGGTACATCACCAATAAAGATCTTTTCCATAAATGGTAGTTCAAATTGGTTGAATATATCCCGCTGGGCGTCATTCAAAAAGTTGTCGATGATTTCTGGCTCGTAGTCTTCATCATCCAGCTTATCTATCATCACCCGCTTACGTAAATCAGCGAGTGTCATTTAAGCTCCTAGCCGATGTTCGAATAAGGAATAGCCAGTGT